ACCGCGACGGCATCAAATTCGTGATAAGCACGAACATATGCCCGCGATCCGTCAAGAATATCTTGGAAGTCAAAGCAACCAAGATCAACTTCACAACCCTTCGCCCAACTCCGCAACTCAGACGCAGTAAGCGGGACGGGACCATTCATGCCCTGCCCCGCCAATCCGGCATCATCCAAGCAGTCAATCAAGAACCGGGCCAAGCGGGGTCTTGGGAACTCAACCCGCTGACCATCGCTCATCATTTGGCCAGCCCTTGTCATTTTGGATTTCTCCGTTGCGCGCGTTGAATACCAAGCATTTTGCCTGACGTGCAGGATCACTTCCCGCTTGCGATTGACAAAAAATCATTGATTTCTTCAGCTTCGTCTTTCAACTGAGCGACAATCATCGGGTAGGCTTCATAAATCATTTCCGCCGCATCTGGCGAAAAGTCAATCGTGCCCTCGCCGTCCGGATTGGGCATGTTTTCCCAAGCCAATGTGGCGTCAGCCCAGTTTTCGGACGCAGCGTTTTCGCTGTTTTCCAAAAAGGCTTCAATCTCGATTTGGCTCATCTTCGACATGTCGATAGAACCGCCGTTTTCCTTCAGGCGGCGGGCAATGCGTTTACGCGCGCGGCTCTGAAGCGTGCCAGAGTGAGGCCCCAAAACTTTGATGCGTACCGGCTTTTTCTTGGCTTCATCCAAGTAAGCCAAGCGCCCGTTGTCTTTGATGTGGACCCACGCGCCGACTTCTGAGCGCTTTTTTGTGTCTGTAAGTTTAAACATGATTTGTCTCCAAGGTGATTGGTGAAGTGGTGAGGTGGCCCGCCGCTGCTCACCAACAACAGCGGGCCGGTTATCTCAGCTGAGATTTCTTAGACCTTAACTGTTCGGTCTGTGAATTCCATGCCGACGTCAGCGCGAACAATGCTGCCCACGTTCAGTTCTGTTGGCATGAATGATGTGATGATCGCTTGACGGTAATAAATCGTCCCGCTTTTCAGCGTCACCGCGATTGCCACAGTTGCGCCTGTCGCCGCTGCGGTTTCAAGTGCCGTCTGGCCTGTGTCGGATTCGTCAAACGCAACTTGAACCGTACCAGAACCGGCGCGGAAAATGTCGGACAGTTTGAATTCTGCCCCGTCTGACAGGCTGTCGAAGGACGCGATGTCATACGTGCCGTCAAGATCGGGCGCGTTGCCCAGCTTGCCGACCGCAATGAACGTCAGCGCGCCGAAGCCTGCGGCATTGACTGTTGCGGGGAGGGTTGCAGATACGCCGAGCGTGGTGCCTGCTGCTTGCTGTAGGGCCATGTCATTTCTCCTTGAATGGCTGCTGAAATGGCCTCAGAGGCCGTTGATAGGCGGTCGCCTATGGCGTTGCGGGGCCGTCATGCGTGGCCCCGGTATTCTATCCAGATTGGGGTTTCCCACCGGTTGTCGATTTCTTGCCCCTGTTTGACAGTGGTATTATACACTGAAACGCTGGTCCCGTTAAACGTCAAAAGCGTGTCCAAAGCAAAGGTTTCCGCGATTTCGCCTGCCTTGCGCTTGCTGACAACCTCATATTCCCCCAAAGGCGAAACCAAGTGCAGCACGATGAAGCCGCGACGGTCCCGCGGGTCGCCGCTCCCAAGGAATTCGCGCCCGTTGTCATTTGGCAGATGAAAGACTGACAGGAACTCGCCTGCGGGCTTGTCGCCGCCCTTTTGGGGCCACAGCACAGGATAGCCCGTGACGGTCTCGACCTTTGCCATCAGTGCGCTGTGTAGATCGCCTTCAATACTCATTTCGCGTTTAACTCCGTTCCGACTTTACGAGCAAGGCCATCAAACTTTTGGATTGAAAGCGCAACCATGCCGCCGGGGGCTTGGGTTGACCAACCTTCTTCAAGGCGCTGGGCATACGGCAGGTTGTTGACCAAGTAGACGGTATCGCCCTCACCGGCCTTGGCGTTGATGGTGCCAATCATTCGCCCTGTTGTCGCCCCGCCGCTTTTGTCTTTGGCATCAAGGACGCCGCTCGGCGCGCTGTTGATGCCCGCTTGCCAGTTGCCCTTAAAACGCCCGCCAACATAACCGCGCACAGGATGCTTCCACAAATCAGGGTTGCCGACCGGCGACATCAAGATGACCGACTTGAAAAGGTCCATGCTGATCTTTTGCAAGGCCTCGCGGCCCTTAAGCACGGTCTTCACCTCGAACTTTTCAAGATCGCTGCCGAAACTCATTTGAAGCATACCATGTCATAGAGAGCCGTGCTGCCGCCCGAAGCGACGCGCCCAAGGCTGCGGATTGTGAGCGTGCCGCGATCAACCGCAACCGTGTCGGCCAGCGTCACCTCGATCGTTGTCGGTTCAATGATGACTTGGAAATCACCGGCAAAGACGTTCGTCCCGTCAACCCGCTTTTCGTCAATCTCAAAAACGGCCGCGCGCGCGGTCACAGGGTCGGGCGTGGTGCCCGGTGTTCCGCCCGTGGGGTCAGATGGCCCGCCGCCGGTGGCGATGGGCGTAGGGCGCTGAATTGTGGCTGTCTGGATGGCGTCCGGCTGCTTCGCTGCGATCTTGTTGAATGCCGCCGTGACCTTGCTGCGAATTGTCGCCATTTATGCACGCCGCAAGGCAACTTGCCCTGTCCCTGCCGTGACGTATGGGCGCAACAGCCCTTCAATCGCAATCAAGCGCGGCTTGCCCGTGGGCAGCGTTTCGGCGTCGATCGTGATTGGTCCCACCTTGATCATTTCGCTGGTGACGCTGGTTTCAATCGTGGCAAACGGATCAAGACCCGCTTGGATCAGATACGCCAGTTCGAACTGGGCAGCGATAACGTCTTGCGGGATTGTGTCGGGATCGACAGGCCATCCATCGACCAAACCCTGAACAATGCGGGGCCAAGAGCGCGCCTGAAACTGGTATTGTTTGACGCCAATGAAGGTGCGCTGTTGATCAAGGGCCGCCGCCGCGCGTCGCAGGTTGGTCTCATTCGCTGCATCAGTTGCTTCAAGCGTCCAGCCGTACAGTGCCGCCTGCGCCGTATATTGCGCAAGCGTCCCATAGCTGTCCGAAGCAATGCCGCCGATTGTTACGTCTAAAGCCATATCAGTTATCCACCTTCACCGTTGCCAAGATGCCGTTGATTCCACCGCTGACAGATACATCGGTTGTTGATGCAGCCGCCACCAAGCGAACATCGGCGTTCTGAGGTACGACAAAGAATGGCCTAAATTCGAACATCTGTCCGCCGCTTGATGAGTTGCTCAGTGTCAGGTCTGTATGAGTGAGGAAAACGCCGCCCTTCTGCCTTACCTGCAACTTGAAATCAACTTGGGCGTCCTTCTTCTTGTTGACCGACGCCCATGCCTGCGTGATGAACCAATAATCGTTTTTCGAAATCGTGGTCGCTGCCTTCTCCGTTTGCTGATCAATCGCCAACGCAAGGGCGTGGATTTTGGATGCCGTGTCGGGAACACCGCCTGTCAACGTGTCGTCCTCGTATACATAGACGTCGCCAACAAATGCAGTTCCGTTGGCGTTGTGAATCTGGCTGCACCGCGCAAGAGGCGCGGCCAGAAGAACCTTGTTCTGCCCGTCGAGGGTGGCAGATTGAACGATGAATGTGAAATCACCGTTGCCATCAATGGTATGGCCTTCGATGACGACGAAGACAGTGTCACCGGCATTGGACGAAGACACAGTGTCGATGGCGTTGGTCGTGGCGTAGGTCTCATTCCCGCCTTGTGCTTGCACCGTCTCAAATGACGTTCCAAGGTTGGCATAAGAACCGAACTTCAGGAGCGACTTGGGCTTGACCTCCACCACGTCGCCCGTGCTGTGGTAAACCTCTCGCAGCGCATGTTCAGTCCAGAAGTCGGGATGATATGGGACGCGCGCGGCTGTTCCCGTCGCGTCTTGCTCCGCTGCCAAGAGGGCATCGCCCGCCTTAGAATATGGGCTTATAACGCCACCCACTTACTTGCCTGCCTTTTTTGTCGAAGGCGCGGCCGCCTTAGATGGTACAGGCTTCGCGTTTACGCGCGGGTCATCAGCGTTGACGATTTTTGTCTTGCCGTTCACCGTGATCGTTGCTGTCTCAATTTTCATGGGCCTTCTCCGCTGCTGATATTGGGAAAAGGGGCAGTTGCCCGCCCCTTTGAAAATATCAGCCCAGCAACAGAGCGATTGCATCAGGCTTCCAAGCTTTCGCTTGGTAAAGCGTGGTGATGTCGATCATCGCCTTGTTGTAACCCTTGTAAACGCTGATCTGGAAAACCAGACCGGAATGAGGGTCTTGAACCGTCATCATGTCCACAGCGCTGTCACCGCCGAGCGGCTTTGCGAGGGGACGCATAGCCAGTTCGACTGCGGAGCGGTGCAAACCGATGTTCGCGGTGTAGCTGTCACCAATCGTCATTTCAACAGTGTCGGCAAGCGTGGCACGCAGGCCCGGTCCGCC